CTTTATCCTCTCTCAAAATTTATAAATGATTTCTTAAACAATTTAATTCGAAATTTTCTAAATGATGACACATGTTTTAAGGTATCTAATAAACAACATGTTCGCCTACATCAAGCCGCTTTAACTTCTTACACAAACACTGATTCTGACTATGATGAGATCACCCAAAAAATAGTAGACTCGACGGCAACGCTTCCTGGAAAAGATACAAAATTACAATATTCCCGTTTAGTATTAGGGAATTTAGGAACCGATGAGTTTCCAGTGTTGAATATTTCGGGCTTGCGTGACATGGCCCTTACTAATAAAAATGCTGATGAGGAACATAATTGGATTGTTTACTATGCCGGCCGAACGCAGCCTACTGAATTAATGCTCGGTGACCAAGCCATGGATGAGGCTAGAGGAATTTTTCACTACTCTATTGGAAAAGATCGAGGGCTCGTTAAAACCATATCTCTCTCCAAAACACAGTCTAAATATTTACAAGTGGTGAGATTTGAACAAAATGGGTTTGACGGTCTCGAACAACTAAGGCCGGTTTATGACGTTCATATTGATGCTTATCCGATTGTGAATGCTTTTCCGGGTAATTATATTTTTGTCGATCCCAAAGGATGGGCCCCCAATATGGCTCCCTTTGGAGGCAACGCGTTAGATTTAACTAAATTAGGTATTGGGGGCTATCACATGATTATTAGATCTGAACATAATTTTGGGATTGGTTTGGCCGAGACTAAGATAACAGCTAAGTGGGTTGCCCAAATTGATTACGAAGAGGAGCAGGCTGCCGAATCGGCAGGCGGGGATCAACTACCTGCTAAATGCCGCACGGCGCGCGATGCTCGCGCCGAATCCGCCGGCGATCACATGCAAGATGGGATATCGCAATGGTCGGCGGCCACATCAGCGCAAAGTGCGGTGGCCGACAGTGTCGGAACATCCACCGGAGACCCCACAGATGCGGTAGTGTTTGGTGAGAGCACCGACGAGATTGTAATAGAAGATGCCGTTCCAACAACGTCTCCGGACCCGGCTGTGCCCAAGGAGTTGAGACGAAGGTAAAGTTTATGAAGAAGATCAAAACTTGAAAAAAAGGAATTAACAAATGTCAACACGTTATGCAGAATCTAATGAAGAATCATCCAAAGAATTATTTAATAAGAGGGCTTATTATCGAGGTCAAGTAAAACAAGTAAACAATCTTTCTAATATTGTTGATTTTAATTACGGAGAGAAATTTTGGTATGGAAGAGTAAATCAATTTTGGATGCCTATTCGATTTAAGAACGGACAATTTTTAAAATTAAAGAATTTTAATAAAACCATTAATCGCACCGAGGGGATCTCTGGCGTTAACTTTGTGGTGGATGCTTTTAATGCCATGGCCACTCAATTTAAAAAATGTGCCATGGCCGGAAAAATATCGAGTAACCAATCATTTTTGAGTGAGTTGACAGTCTTCAAAGGATACGAAGATCCGCTACGCAAGTACAGTGAATTTTTAGATTTTCAAAACGCAGCCCTATCGCGCACCTTTAATAATGATGGAATTAAATTTGAGTATTTCCATGAATTTGTAGATGCACTTCTTCTCAAATTAACTAAAGTAGTGGGAGCCTACCCTTATACAATGCCAGCGTATGTAAAAAGTAAATTTTGTCCCATTACATGCTCTGGCCTAGCTATTGAAATCGCAGATTTAGATCCGGCCAATGATCAAGAAAAAATTAGTGAATTTATCAACAATGTTAATTGGGACTTTTATGTGAACACATGCAACGATTATGGATTTATGGTAGATAAATTCATACCATGGCGAATTGTGGCAGATATTGGAGCCCAACAACTATTAGATAATTATGCGCGCCCGTATATGATATCAACCACAGGCGCCGTAATAGGACTGGGATATGACCTTACTCATATTACGTATTATAGAAAATTTAAATTTTATTTGTTGAACTTGTATAACCGTTTAAAATTACGTAATTATATGGTGAGCGAGGCATGCCCTAGCGGTGCCACGATCACTAAAATTGTAACTCCCGTCAACTATTCAATACAAAAATTAACTGCGGATTACGATGAAGAATATTTCTTGAAATTATATTTTAAAATTCGTTTTATGGAAGAGCAATCCCATTTTGAAGTACACGAACAAGAAAGATTAGTGGATGATACGTTGGAATTATATCAAAGTGGAGGCCTGGCAAGAGCCTTATATGATTTTGAAAGAATTTTGAACAAACCATTTGACTATCGTGGCTCCTTGAGTTATTATGTTAAACATATGGAAGCAAGAAGAGCAGCGGGAGAATTTTGATATTTCAAACGTTAGACGACAAAACAGAATGCGTTGGTGTGTATACAGACGGGAAGCTATATTTTGAAGAAATCCCCTCAGATCTAACCCACACATGGAAATACACTGGATCCCTTAAAAACAAAGATGTAGAGTACGCATGGCTTTATTGTAATGGCCGCAGTTTAGAACAAGCCGCCCCAGAGGAAATGTTGCCAGAACTTGTCAAAGCGCAACGTCGTTTTAAAGCATATATGAAATCATTTCAGATTGCCAAGATTAATATGCGTGAGCATTGTGTTTTTGATTTAGTACCGGCAGATTTTTTAAAGCAGTTTTGCGAGATTAAAAATCAAATCACAAAATATGTTTTTGAAAATTATGATAAACCTCTTCATTACGATCATTTAGCTAACGTACAAGAACTCTTATACAAGATTAAATATCAAGATTTGAATATCAACAACGAAGGTTGCAAAAATCTTTTTTATAGAACCCGCGATAGAGAAAAAATTAAAAACTTACTTGATGGATATAAACATATTGATTATAATCTTTTTGGAACCGTAACGGGACGGTTAGCCACAAATCCTGAATCCTTTCCCATACTTACGATAAGACAAGACTATCGCAAAATTATCAAACCTCACAATGACTTCTTTTTATCCCTAGATTATAATGGCGCCGAAGTGAGAACATTCCTGGGACTATCCGGATTGGAACAACCAATAGAAGACGTACACCAGTGGAACGTGGACAACATATTTAACGGTGAAATGGATAGAGACATAGCGAAAACTGTCTTTTTTGCCTGGTTATATAATCCAGAGTCCAAAACAATAGAAGGGAACCTGTATGACCGTACTAAGTTACTGACACAGTGGTATCAAGACGGGTCTATTAAAACGCCTTTTCATAGAAGTATCAAGGTGAACGCCGAGAAAGCCTTCAATTATTTGTTACAGAGTACGACGGCAGATATAGTTTTAGAAAAAGCAGTCACCATCGATAAGATGTTAGAAGGAAGGAAGTCTTTTATATCGCATATTATTCACGATGAGGTTGTAATTGATTTGTCAGACGAAGACAAAGAACTCACACCAGAAATTAAAGAAGTTTTTTCTGAGACGCGGTATGGGAAGTACCTAGTAAATCTTCAAGCAGGTACGAATTATTTTGATTTAAAAGAGTTGAAGTTATGATTTCGATTATTGGTTTGGGAAATGCTGCATCAGCGATTGCGGAGAGGTTTTCAGAGACGCCGAATTACAATGTCTATGTAATGAACGACAAGATAGCGAGAACATCAAAATATAAATTTCGATTAAAGAAGTATGAGAAGCCCGAAGAATATGAAGAAAACATTCCCAATGTAAAAAAGTTTTTTAACACCCTTGATAAGCATGTGGAATTTGTGATTGTAGGGTCATCATACAGTTCTAATTATGCGTTAGGAATTCTCCAGCAGCTTAGACACAAAAGAGTCGACGTGATTTATATTAAACCGGATATTGAATTATTGACGGGGATCCCCAAATTATTAGAGAACATGGCGTTTGGAGTACTTCAAGAGTATGCGCGTTCGGGATTGATCAATTCGTTGACATTGATGTCTAATTTAAAGATCGAAGAGATAGTGCAAAACGTCCCGGTTAAAGAATATTATAATGTATTGAATGGTTCTATTTATTCTACCGTTCATTATCTTAATTTTTTTGAACATAACGAACCAGAGATTGGTTTGGTAGCGCGGCCATCGGAGGTGTGTCGAATTAGAAGCGTAGGAATTTTGGACATGCAAACGCTTGAAGAAAAATGGCTTTTTGACCTTGACATTGAGAGAGAGCTATGTTATTATATGTGTATCAATCAAAAAAAATTGGAGGAAGAAGGAGGTTTGCACCGCAAAATCGTCCGCATGCTGAAAAGCAAACCAAGAAATGCCTATCGAAAGATTTCGTATGCGATTTACGAGACACCTTTACAACAAGACTTTGGGTTTGTCGTGGCCCACACAAACACGATACAAACAAATAAAACTCTTGACAAGCTAACGTCAGAGTGATATATTAGATATCAAGGAACGCTTGGTATACTTTACCCAACATAAAGGAGAAATATATATGGGAATCGACATGGAGCTTATGCGCCGCAAGCTCGCATCTTTGCGCGGTGATAACAGTGATAGTAGATCGTCTGCCTTTTTTAAGCCAGACAGTGGTGATACGGACATTCGTATCATACCGACGAGTGACGGAGATCCACTCAAGGAGATGTCCTTCCACTACAATGTAGGAGAGCATCGTGGGGGCATTCTGTGTCCCAAGCGCAATTTCGGGGAACACTGTCCGATTTGCGAATTCGCTTCTGCCTTATGGCGCGAAGGAGTGGATAACAATGACGAGGAAAGCAAGAAGTTGGCTAAGTCCCTCTTCGTGCGTCAGCGTTACTTCTCGCCCGTGGTGGTACGCGGACAAGAAGAAGACGGAATCAAGGTCTATGGATATGGAAAGAAGGCATATGAACTTCTTCTCGGATACATTCTTGACCCCGAGTATGGTGATGTGACCGATATTAATGAGGGCACTGACATCACCCTTACCTATACCAAGGCTGATAAGCCAGGTGCTTATCCCCAAACAAACCTGAAGATGCGCCGTAATACGTCGCCTCTTTTGGAAGACGCCGATGCGATCCCCGCCCTCCTTGATCGTATGCCTGATTTTGATGCACTATTCGAGCGTCTTACCCCAGAACAGGTTAGCGCCATTCTGGATGCACAACTCGCAACTGATAAGAGTGCGGAGGGTCGCTCTTCTGAAACCACCAAGTTCGGTGACAAGAAGAAGGGAAGTGATGTAGACCGCGCTTTTGATGAGTTGATGACGGGTTAAGGTTTGTTCCCGCAGGGAGGCACGGGGAACAGGTGCCTCACATTTAAAAGCCAGATAAAATATGATTCACACGTTTCGTGTTTTATCACACAATTAACACAGGAGGTGTAAAATGGCACAAATCAAAAAGTTTACTGAGAAGTATGACAATCGCAGCGTTTATTATGATCCGGCGTTTCAACGCAGAGTCGTTTGGAGCAATCATGATATCTCTAAATATTTGGTCTCTTTGACGCGGGGCTGGGCACTTACTACAATTGTAGTAGCAAACGTTAAAGAGTGTTTAAAGCATTGTACGAAATTAGGAGACGAGTCATCCATGGAATACTTTCAGA